AGCATGACGCGGTTGAGCATTGTGTGCATCGGTCCTGCGACCTTGCCGATCTCGTCGAACATGTAGACCTTGGGCTTGCCCTTGTCCTTGCCAGTCAGACCGAACAACTCATTAGGGTAGAACTTGAGCGCACCATCCTCCCTGTCTGGCATGAACATGCCAAAGTCTGGCACATCCATAGCAGGCACATCGAAGTACACCACCTGATGATCGGGGAACTTGGCTTTGAGGGTGTGAAGAACAGACGACTTGCCGATACCCGGCTCGCCTTCTGCAATGATGGTCTGATGAGCGCCGAAGTCGGCGACAAAGTTTGCAAGGGTATTAAGAGAAACGAACGGAGCGATGGACATATGACCTCTCGGTTTGGGTTGTGTTATTGCTGCGACGGAAAGTAATTATACAATAATCAGATATCAAAGTCAAGTGACGACAGCATCGCATCGACTTTATCCTTGAGGCTAGTGCGAGCGCCCGGAGATTCGCGCAGTTCTTCAGCCAGTGCAGGCGCAGTGCGACCGGCAAAGATACCCTCCAGCTTTTGACGCTGGGCTTCTAACTTCTGATCGCCAGTCAGGTTGAAGTCCGACAACAGGGTTGTCAGATTCATAAACTTCTCAACAGAAGAATCAAAGATGCGCTTGTGTCCGCCATCATCTTTATCAGTGAGCGTAGTGGATGCCCACATAAGGGCATCGTGCAGTTTCCCCCATGCGTCACGCATCGCTGCCTCTAGCCTGCGGTCGGTTTCGGCTTTGTAATACTTCTCCAGTTCAACAGCAGCCTCGACCGAAGGGGCAACCCTGAAGTCATTCATCGGGACCGGGAAGAACGCATATGTAAAGCTGAACTTCTCGCGGATGCGCGAGGGCTTGGGGTAGTCCTCGATGTTAAACATATCCCCCATCTTGTCATTGAGTGCAGCCGACCCGACCAGCCCCGGATACGCATCGATGAACACATCGACAAGGGAATTAAACTCACGCTCAAACTTGTCGAGCACGTTACGCTTCATATCCAGCATGCGAACGGATGGCACGAAGTACGCACCGCGCCCGAAAGGGGTCAGGTTGTCGGTGAAATGTTTACGAATCAGGTTCTCTTTGGTCTTGATCGCCCGCAGCATGGGGTCATCCCCGAACAGGTGTTTGTTTACCGACGTTGACCCTTGTTTTGCATTCTTGCTGCGGGTGACCTCATCGGTCACCTTCTTGTCGCGCTTGGTAGCAGTCCAAGCAGAGATGCTGTATTCAAAGATGAGATGGGTGTCTGCGACGGTGATAAGTTTGGGTGCGTTCATTGCTACTTCCTCTCAGTTAAAAATTTCACCAGCTGGTGAAAAATGATGGCGGATAAAAAACTAATAACGAACTACTACTGAACTACTATTGTATAACAATACTCAAGTATTGTCAAGCCTCGTCCATCCACATGACTTCGTAATTAGCAGCCCTTTCCATATGTGTTGCCCACTCGTTGTCTCGCTGTACCCGGGCGAAAGTCTCGCGGATGTCTGTTGAATGTGCCGGGATCCACGGGCGGCTGAAGATCAGCCGATTTCCTTCACGGGTTCCACGCTCTTGCAACCAGTTTGTAGAAGTGTGCTTCATCTTAGTTCCCCTTGTTTTCTTCGACGCCGTAGCACTCGCCACTGCGGATGTATACGTTATAACCATCCAGACCCATGTCACGGGCACGGGCATATGAAACGCGGGTAGGCGCGCGGAGGGCTTTGAGAATCTCGTTCATGTGGGATGCCGTTGTCGGTGTGTAGTACCCGCACCAGCGCAGGGTGATGAGCTTCTCGCCTTCATGGTCAAAGCTGTCTTCCCATCGGGCGATTGTGTGCCCATGCAGTTGATAGATACCTGCGCCGGTCTTCGCGTTGTGGCATGAGGCCACAAGTCGGTTTGCAAAGGCTGCTGCTGTCTGCGGTTTTGTTGCCATGTCCTGCTCTCCTGAAAATTTCACCAGCTGGTGAAAAAATTGTTTAACTACTAACGAACTACTACTGAACCGCTATTGTATAACAAATTGATACCTTTGTCAAGTGTTTTGTATGTTACGGAAGGGCTGAAATTTATAACATACAATACTTTTGTAAGTCGTTGATTTTGCAGGGGAAAAGTATTGTATGTTATACGTTTTGGATTTCTTATAACATACAAAGGTCTGTAAGTCTTTGATTTTAAAGGCTTTTTATTGTATATATATATATTGTATGATATAAATATATATATATAGGGGTTTTTGAGTCTGATGTATTGTAAAGTTTAGATAGTTTGATTCCAAAAAATATTTTTAGAACTCCTGCTGCACCCCTGCAAGAGAACCCCTTCCAAAACCTTTGTATATTATCGATTTATAACATACAAAAGCCCTTCTTTACAAAACTTATCTATATAAATCAAGCACTTACAGACTTTTGTATGTTATAAGTTTATAACATACAATACAAAATGTTCTTATAAATCAATGAGTTACAAAAGTATTGTATGTTATAAAAAATACCGCTTGACATTTTTTTCATCTCTAGATAAAGTACGCATGTACTTTATCTAGAGACAGATCTTTTTCTCCCGCCCGGCCACGCCGGGTATTTTTTTGCCTTTTCCCGTGATTTGCCGGTTGACAAGAAAATATTTCACCCCTAAACTACGTAGTAGTTTACCCAGAAACAAATTTATGAAAACCCAAAAACAGATGGCACAAGAGCGGTTCGATGCCGTTCTAAAGCGTGATGGTCGTGTCTGCCGGTATTGTGGAAAAGAAAAACTCTATAAGGGCAAATTCCACATTGACCACATCTATCCTCGAAAGGTTGGCGGTGAGGACTCCATTGATAACCTGATTGTCGCCTGCAAGCAGTGCAATACCCGTAAGAGCGCAACCCCTGTGCAACTGTATATAGAGCGCCGACTGGCAGAAATCGAAAAAGAAAAAACTTGTCTGGCCGAGTTCCGCGAGTATCTGGCCAACATAGAATAAAAATTTCACCAGCTGGTGAAAAAACCGCGCCCACGCGGCACGCGCACGCGCGCGTAGCAACTGGCATCAAGCCCGCGCGAAGCGGGCAATAAAAAACCCGCCTTTCGGCGGGTCGGGTTTATCTGGCGGGGTATTTCATCCAGCGGGTTGACCTTATCAGGTCATGCCACCGCTCTGCTACCAGCCCCCAAGGGGACTCGACTACTACGGCATTTCTGCCGATTCTCAGATACCTCACAGGGAAGTCGGAATCCTCGCCGAACCACCCCGTTGCTGTTCCCGATGGGAAATCGCCGAACCTTTCTGCTATCAGACGAGCGTATTGAATGTTGCTCATCTGGCACACATAAATCCCCTTGCTGCTGATTTTAATAACTTTCTTCATTTTCTTCCCCTTGGGTTATGCCCCGGCCATCCGGTCGGGGCGGTTTGATTACTTGGCGCTTGTCAAAACAACGAACGTCCGGGCGATCTGTAAAGCTTTAACAAACCCAGCCACGTCCACATTCTCGGGGCTTGCTTTCTGCGCCTGAGCGATCAGGTCGCTCAACCGTTTTGCCCACTTGTCGGCCTCGGGACTTGCCGACTTCGCGGTTGCTTCGCCCTCTGCCTCTGCCTTGTCTCCGCCCTCGACCGGCGAATCGGCCGCAGGGTATGCGTACCCGATAAGGCGCTTGAACGCATTCGACACATAACGCTGCGCGGCTGCGCGTCGCGCCTTCTTGCCCTCGTCGAAATCCTTTGCTGCTTTTTTGTCCGTGCTGAACAGAGCATATTCGGCCGCTGGCAATGCGTTAGCAATTGCTGCTTTGATGCTGACCTCGATCTCCGGGGTGATGTCGGCAAGGCGGGGGTGAGCCGCTGCGACTGATTGTGCTGCCGCGACAATCTTATTGTTGCTGCCGATCTCTGCTTTGAACGCTGCGGTAATCGCTTTCAGGTAATCGCTCATCTGTAAACCCTCTTTGTGTTGCCGTACCTGAATTGATACGGTAGAAGAATTGTATAGTTCAAATGAAGTATTGTCAATTTTTCACCAGATGGTGAAAAAACCAGCGGAGGCCCCCAGTCCTCCCCACCCCCTAAAGCTCAGTTTAGTAACATGCCCCCCCAAACCCCCTTGATCCGCACAAATCACCAGCTATTTTTCAAACCGTTTCGGTTTTTCAAACCGTTCCCCTTCTTTACATACTTTACAATTCCCCAAATATAGGAACACCCCCCGTCACTAAATAAAACGCCGTTTAAAAAATTTTTCTATAAAAAATTCTGATATACTTTTGCCCATTCTCGGTTTTACCGATGCGAGTATGTTGGTTCCTGATATAGAATCTGGCGTGCCTATTGAAACGACTCTTCCGGATATGACCGAGGAAGAGGAACTTGTCGTCCGTGCCAATACGGCGAAACTCATTTCTGACCTTATAGGTCAACCTTTGGTAGCTGATCCACTTCAGCGCCAGCAGGCCATAGACTTATTTATTAGCAACAGTCACGGTCGCCTGCCCCTTTCCGCATACCCAAATGAAACCCTTGCTTATCTAGCGGGGATGGTCACTTTGTATGACGGTATGGTGGTTAAAGAGCTTGCGAACCTAAAGCTCTATGTTGCTAACAGGCTAATCGAAGAGTCGATTAAGGCCCCAAAACCAGAAACCCGGATCAGCGCCTTGAAAGCCCTTGGTGAGATCGATGGGGTTGATGCGTTTAAGAAGCGCAGTGAGATTACGGTCCAGCAGCGGTCTAATGAAGAGATTGAGCGCGAGATTCTTGAGCGTATTGATCGGTTGACCGTGGATATGGGGGAAGTTGAAGAGGTTGAGGATGCTGACCCCAGCGAAGATTAAGCTCCTGAAGTCCCGTCTACCCCAGATGCCTCCTGCTGAAAAGGAGGTGGTGCTTAAACTTCTTGATGAGTATGAGAAGCGCAAGCGAATGGAGGCAGCGAGGGAGGGTTTTACCCCCTTTATTCAGCACGTTTACCCCCATTACAAGTTCGGAACGCACCACAGGAAGCTGATTTCCCTGTTTGAAGCCATTGCTCGTGGTGAAAAGAAACGAATTATCGTCAATATTGCCCCAAGGCACGGGAAATCGGAACTTATTAGCTACCTTGCACCGGCTTGGTTTCTGGGTAATTTCCCAGAAAAGAAGGTCATTATGGCCTCCCACACGGCGGATTTGGCCGTGGATTTTGGTCGAAGAGTGCGAAATTTGGTCGGGGAAGATGCCTATAAACAGGTTTTTCCTGATGTGTCGCTGCAACAGGACTCAAAGTCCGCTTCTCGCTGGGGTACTAATAAGAAAGGCGAGTATTTCGCTATCGGTGTGGGCGGCGCACTGGCAGGCCGGGGCGCTGATCTGTTCATTATTGACGACCCGCACTCTGAACAAGAGGCCAAACAAGGTAAACCCGAGGTTTTTAAACCTGCTTGGGATTGGTTTCAGTCTGGACCGCTTCAGCGTCTGATGCCCGGTGGGGCAATTATTGTGGTTATGACTCGGTGGTCAAAACTTGATCTGACTGGGCAACTTGTTGACCACATGGCTAGAAATCCCGATGCCGATCAGTGGGAAGTGGTTGAGCTACCGGCGATCCTAAATGAAGGCGATGAGGATGAGAAACCTTTATGGCCCGAGTTTTGGACATTGGATGAGTTGTTGTCCAAAAAAGCAGGTATGGACCCCCGGTACTGGCAGGCCCAGTACATGCAGCAGCCGACCTCAGAAGAGGGCGCACTAATTAAGAGAGAGTGGTGGAACGTGTGGGAGGAGGATAAGCCTCCTTCTTGCGAATTTACGATTATGTCTTTGGACGCCGCCCAAGAAGCTAACAACCGGTCTGACTATAACTCCCTGACTGTGTGGGGCGTCTTCGATAACGAAGAAACTGGGACTAAAAACATCATCCTGCTAGAGAGTATTCGGGAGCGAGCGGAGTTTCCGGAGCTAAAAAAGCTTTGCATGGAAGCGTATAAAGAGTGGGAACCCGACACATTCATCGTTGAGAAAAAATCAAATGGCGCTGCGCTTTATCAAGAGTTCCGCAGTATGGGTATTCCAGTATCTGAATTCACGCCGGGTAAAGGACAGGATAAGATTGCTAGGGTGAATGCTGTTTCAGATTTATTTTCGTCTGGGATGGTGTGGGCACCCGATACGCGGTGGGCTAGGGAGTTGGTTGAAGAGATCGCGTCTTTCCCGTTCGGGACTCATGACGACATGGTTGACTCCAGCACTCAGGCACTTCTGAGATTTAGACAGGGTGGGTTTATTCGACTGCCGAGTGATGAGCCAGATGAGATCCAGTGGTTCAAGAGTAAGCGGCGCGGCGGCTTTTACTGAAATTATTTAAGGCAAATAAAATGGCTACGAACATGGACAAGGCGTTTTACCAAGCTCCGCTTGGCCTTGATGAAGAAGAATCTCCGTTGGAGATCGATATTGTTAATCCAGAGATGGTGACGCTGGATGACGGCAGTGTAGAAATTACGATTGTGCCGGGTGAAGAAGATGAAGGCGAAGGTGAGTTTAGTGAAAACCTTGCTGAAATCCTGCCGGATAACGTCCTCTCATCCCTTTCTAGCGAACTGACCGGGCATTTTGAAACTGACGTAAACAGCCGAAAAGACTGGATCGATAGCTTCGTTAAGGGTCTTGAGCTTCTTGGACTTAAATACGAGGAACGGTCTGAGCCTTGGGAAGGTGCTTGCGGGGTGTTCCACCCCCTGCTGAATGAAGCTGCTATTAAGTTTCAGTCCGAAACGATCATGGAAGTGTTCCCGGCGGCGGGTCCGGTAAAGACGCAAATTCTTGGCAAGGTGACCCGAGAAAAAGAAGAAGCCGCCGCCCGTGTTCGGGATGAGATGAATTACCAGCTTACCGAGGCAATGGTCGAGTATCGACCGGAGCATGAACGGCTCCTTTACTCCCTTGGACTGTCAGGCTCTGCTTTTAAGAAAGTCTATTTTGACCCGTCACTTAATCGACAGGTGGCGGTCTTTATTCCTGCTGAAGATGTGGTTGTGCCTTACGGGGCGTCAAACATTGAGAGCGCGGAGCGTGTTACGCATGTGATGCGTAAGACTAAAAATGAGCTTCGCAAGCTTCAGGTTGCCGGGTTCTACAGAGATGTTGAGCTAGGTGAGCCACAAAAAATTCTTGATGACGTTGAGAAACGCAAAGCCGAAGAGCAAGGATATAGCGCCACTGAAGACGACCGGTACCGCGTCCTTGAGATGCACGTTAACCTCAACTTGGAAGGTTATGAAGACAAGGATGAGGATGGGGAAGAAACCGGCATTGCGTTGCCATATGTTGTAACTATTGAGAAAGGTACCAGCACGGTACTGGCGGTTCGGAGAAACTATCTTGAAGATGATCCGCAGAAACTCAAACGCCAACATTTTGTTCACTACACTTATATTCCCGGTTTTGGTTTTTATGGTCTGGGTCTTATTCATCTCGTGGGCGGCTACGCTCGCGCTGGTACTTCTATTCTTCGTCAGCTTGTTGATGCCGGAACTCTTTCCAATCTGCCCGGTGGTCTTAAATCTCGTGGGCTGCGTGTAAAGGGTGACGATACACCCATCGCTCCGGGTGAATTCCGTGATGTGGATGTGCCGAGCGGCAGCATCCGAGACAATATCCTGCCCCTTCCGTATAAGGAACCGAGTCAGGTTCTGAACTTGCTTTTGGGTCAGATCGTCGAAGATGGCCGCAGATTGGCATCAATTGCTGATCTTAAAATCTCGGATATGTCGGCGCAGGCCCCTGTCGGTACGACGATGGCAATCCTTGAGCGGATGCTCAAAGTGATGAGTGCTGTCCAAGCACGGGTGCATTTCACTCTTAAGCAAGAGTTGAAACTTCTTAAAGATATCGTCCGTGATTACTGCGCTGAAGAGTACACCTACGAAGTAGATGGAAACGATAACCGGGGTATCAAAAAAGAAGACTTTGAACACGTTGACATCATCCCGGTAAGTGATCCGAATGCAGCAACAATGGGTCAGCGGATTGTCCAGTATCAGGCAGTTATGCAGCTTGCTCAGGCTGCGCCTCAGATTTACGACTTACCGGTACTTCACCGTCAGATGCTGGAAGTTATGGGCATCAAGAACGCAAATAAGATCGTCCCCATCGAAGAGGATCAAAAACCCAAAGATCCCGTCAGCGAAAACATGGCGATGATGAAGCTGGAGCCTTTGAAAGCCTTCTTCTACCAAGATCACGACGCGCATATCGCTGTGCATCAATCGCTTATTCAAGACCCCGCTTTCCAACAACAAATGCAAAACGCCCCGCAAGGTCAGCAGATGATGGCAGCAGCGTCAGCGCACCTTATGGAACACGTTGGGTTTAAGTACCGCCGGGATATTGAGAAGCAGCTTGGCATTTCTTTGCCCGCTCCGGAACAAGAAATCAGCGAGGAAGAAGAAGTTGCCATTTCTCAGGTCACGGCTATGGCGGCTCAACGACTGCTTCAGACAAACATCGCCCAAGCTCAACAACAGCAGGCACAACAGATGGCACAAGACCCGATTATCCAAATGCAACAGCAGGAGCTTCAACTGAAGGCGCAGGATGGTCAGCGCAAGATGATGGAGAGCCAAGCCAAGATGCAGCTTGACCAGCAGAAGTTGGCTTTGGAGAACAAAAAATTAGAGTCTCAGACTCGCCAAAATAATGTCAAGACGGTTGTGGGCGCACTCAAAGGGCGCGGTCAGTAATGGAAGAGAAGGTTCTTAGGCACCTTCTGAACGAGTTTCAGAAGGAAATCGACGGTAATGCAAACGCATTACATGGGGGCGCGGCTAAGAGTTTTGAGGAATACAAGTATCTGTGCGGAGTGATTCGGGGTCTAAGCCTCGCGCAGTCTCATATCAACGAC